TCTTTTACTCATCCATGCTGAAGTACCCATGTATGCACCTACTATACCAGCACCTGATATATAAAATAAGTTACTTACATCTGATAGAGCTTCTACTCTTTCTAATGGTACCCACGGTAAAAACATAGCTACTGTAAACACACCCATACCTATTAAAGTATATCTAGCCATTCTAAGTTGGCCCAACTGCTTACGCAGTGCAGCTTCTGTTTCTTTTATTTCTTTTAAATGCAATAGTTCTTCATCAGAAACTACACCATCACCGTCTTCATCATACTCATTAAATCTTGAGTTCTTCTCCAGGTTCTTTTGTATTGCTTTCATTACCATTGTACTTTTCCGGGTTTGTAAATTGATCCGTACATTTTTGTTTAATAACTACAAATGGTAATTGATTATTTATTATATCAAATTTCATTTCTTCTATTCTTACTTCGCATTTTTCTATTTCTAAATATGGACCATTTAGATCTTTAAATGTACGGCAATCGCTAAAATTATAAACTGAGCATACCATTATGAATGCTTCAAACATGTCCTCGTCTCCTTATTATTTACATAAATCTTCAAACTTTGTTGAATGTATTCTATGCCTGCTTTTATCAAGTAACTTATCTAATAATATTTTATTTCTATTTCCTATTAACCATAGCATTTGTTGAAATAAAAATATCATCTATGCCTCGCTACTTTCTTTGCAATTCGTTTTGGTTGTTTAGAGTGCTGCTTACCAGCTTTAGTATCTTTTCTTTTCTTTCTGCTTGTTGCAGCATACTCAGCGGCAGTTAAAGATTTTATAGCTGACGATGGCATATATCTTTCACCTGTAGCTTTCGGGCCTACAGTAGAATTTTTACCACTCTTAGTTCGCCACTTTTCTTTACCCCACTTCTTTAGACTTTTCTGGCCTTTACTTAAAGCCATTATCTATAGCCCCCACCTTTAGCTTTATATTGTTTAGCTAACATTTGAGCTTTACGTGCAGACCATTGTCCTGGTCTACCACCTTTACCACCAGCTTTTATTCTCTGAAAGAGTTGCTTACGCATAGTTGGTTTAGTATAATTACCTGCTTTGTTTACTGTACTTTTAGCCATATTACCATTTAACCTTATGTGACCAGTATCTGGCGCTTAACTTGCTTGGGTTTGAATCTTGCGCATTATGTCTAGCATAATATGATTTCTTACGCGCTTTATCTTTTTTACTTGTAGGATTCTTACCAGCACCGCGTACGCCTTGCTGTCCAAATCTAATTGTTTTAACTTTATCACCCTGCTTAGCTACCACTACATGTGATTTAGTAGGATGCCCTGGAGTTCTTTTAGGTTTATTATAACCTGATACTCCGGCTCTTTTTAATCGCGGATCCCTTTCAGCCATTACTTTTCTCCCATAAAATCTATTATTTCAGCTGAATTATTATCTTCAACTAACTCCCATTCTATAACTTCTTTCATTGCGCCTATATATTCTGATAGCCCCATTTCAGATAATAACTGTAATGGTGCAGCTAGCGTATCACATTTAAATATTAATATCTTACATGACTTAGTTATTGTAAGTTTAATACCTAATGCTTCAGCTAATGCAATCATAGCTATAGATTCTTCAGGTGATATTTCGTCAACTAAAGTTATAATCTTTGTGTTTACACACCTGGCTTTCATTGTATAAAGATATGATAAACTAACAAACCAATTATTAATAGTTTACCGTAATCTAAATCCCAGGCTGTACCTTCACCAAAGTTTTTACTAAAATTTTTTAATTTTTCTTTCATACTATTTCCTCCTAAAAAATTCTTCAAGATTTTTTGCTGTTAATATTTTTTCCATACTTGTAATACTTTCTTTAGGTAAGTACCCTTCCATTACCATAGGATCACTTTCTTTTGTTTTCTTCATTGGTTGAAACCTAGGCTGTACTTTATCTGGGTTAGCTCTAAAAATGTATGTATTTTTATAATCACTAAATGGTCCAAATTGACCACCTTGCTGTCTAAGAGCTAATACACTTTCTGGATTATCTACTACAAAAGCTCCTTCTTTACTTGTAGCTCCCTTAGGAAATATTCCTTTATGTGCATCATCGAAATCAAGTTTACTTGAAAGATAGTTAAAATTATCTTTATCTAAATTTGGTATTTTTGAAACATGAAAATAAGAAGATCCAGGTTCTTTATTAGCTACAAAATTAAAAAACTCTTTCATATTATATTTATCTTTATTTGCTTTCATTAAACGTGCTATTTGTGCAGCTTCCGATAAAGGTGCCGCTGTACTTCTAACTGGAGCATTCATTGCAAGTACTGCACCACTTTCTTTAGCTAATGGTCCTGCAAATCTAGTTACTTGACCTAGCCCTGCCATATTTAAAGCAAACTCTAATGCATCTTCCTGAGTAGGTTTTCTTTCACCTGTATATACTTGCCCAGGCATTTTAAAGGCGTTCATTAAACCCATAACAAATTCAGGTGTTGCAAATCTTATATTGCCTTGATCGTCACGGCCTATAGGTAAAAGCATACCTCTTTCCATAATTTTAGCCATGTTAATCTCCATTAGGTGGCGGATTTATCCCCTGCTTCCGCCGGAGCAGCGAGGACAATGGGAACTCTTAAAGCCACTGTGTATCATCATCAAACAAAAAATTATCTGCTTTCTGCGACCAGGGTACTTTATTCATAGTTAACTTGTCATAATGTGTTCTTAATGTTTCTAAGGCAATAGCTGTAGCCATAATAGTGTCATCATGACAACCAGGAGCAGCCTCAGTTCTTCCGGAGTCGGTACTAACATAATCTTTTAATTCCTGTATAATAGTACGTGATGCTATCCATATATCATCATTTTCTACAGCATTTTTTAAATTACCAATTATATGTGGCTTTGTTACCTGAGTTGTTTTAAACCCTGGTACCATACCTTCTTCTTTTGATATAGCTGAAATTTTTGTTTGTTTATATAAATTTATATAATTCATCTGTGCTAGTCGAGATAATGTTGCAACGCCCATTGAATTACTTTCAACAGTTAACAATGCATTATTATAATAACGACCTAAGTAAAATAACAAATCACCAAACTTACTAGGGTCAATATAATTATCTCTATACAAAGCAATTACTTTTCTATCTGTGTCCATAACAACAGCTGCTGAATAATCTTGTCCAACACCTAATGCAACATCGGCAGCAAGAATATAATTACTATCCCAATCAGGAAACTCCCATATATCCAGATTGCCATCTTTCGATGCCTCCCACGTAAATGAATTAAAATCAAATATCATCTTTTTATCAGGTTCAGCAGGTAATAACTTTTTTAATTTGTCCATTGCAAATACAGATTTACCTGCAGTAATAAATGCTTCATCGGGAGTTGCTGGGTATTCCTGGCGGAACTTTAGTTCCCCACCTTCAGCAATCTTCAACCGACGCCAGTAGAGTTGTCCGTTGTTTAAGTTGTGATCCTCTACTAGTAGCTCTTCTTCTGAAGAACGTTCGAAGTCTTCCGGTGGTTCTCTGTAGTATTCAGAGGTCGTAAACCACGGAAGGAATATCGGTGTGTATTCATTCTCACCATTTAATGCACCACGCCATAATCTATAAAACTCACCTTGTGCACCATTAGCTGTTGACTCAAGTATAACTTCAGTACCCGGCGCTTCAGATATACCCTGAAACAAACCAGCTAATATTTTCTCATCATGTTGCCAGAAAGCAATCTCCGATAGATGTGCTATAGTCGGTGTAGTTCCACGGCCAGCCTCAGGACTACCCGCAGTATATAATCTATATGACGATACAGGTTTTTCACCAGTAGCATCTTTTTTAAAGTGAGGTGATGAAATAACAATTTCTTTTGCATTTGATCGCAGCTCAGTCGGTTTATACAAAGAATCCATATTCCTTATAATATTACGGCTCATATTAAATAGTGCGTCAGATGTTGCACTGTCATGTGCCATAACAACTGAACGAGCATGCGGTGTAAAATATGTTTTCCAGAATACTCTGCCAGCACAGTAAGTTGATATTCCTTGCTGTCTAGCTTTTAATATAATAGCTCTAACCTTTCCGTTCGTTGATAACTGTTTATCTAAAATTTCTGTAATTTTTTTCTGACAGTCGTTGAACGTAAAGTTTACAAAGCCCCTCCTTGCATCTTTAGTAATAATCTTAATATTGTCTGCTGCAAAGTCAGTAAAGTTATTCTGATAACTAGTTAGCTTTTTTCTTTTATGTTTTTCTTCGAGAAGCTGAATTAACTGTTTCTTCTTATTCATTTTAGCTTCTCCTCAGTTTAACTTTAAGGGGACATTTAAATTTAAACGTCTCCTTAAAGGGGGGATCTATATATTATATATAAGCTAAAGGATAAGTAAACTTAACTTATAAAATGTGTATATACCCCTATATATCTTATACCCCCTACTTTTTATATATATCATTCTTACATTTTCTTTTACATCTTTACTTCCTTAACATAAAATTTACTCCACGTTGTTCCATAAATTTTTCTATACTTTTCTTTCAATTATATAAAGGATCTCATATTATGCAATTTCAAAAACCTCTTTCTTTTCTTAATCCTCTTTATAATTCACAACAATTTAATAACTTATATAATTATATAAATCTTCCACAAAATAATAATTTCTTTCACACTCATTCATTTAATTATATAATTACAAATACACAAACCCAACAATTTTATACACAACACTATAAAATTATAAATCAAACTCTGGGTTTGCAACCTACTCCTTCTAACCCTAATTATATTACTCCACAACAAAATAATATAATTAACCAATATAATCCTCTTCCTCCAATACCTTCTACACCTCAGGCACCTGAAGCACCCAAACAATCTATTCCTAATCCTTCAGAACCTGTTTCTAATTTATAAATCTCTAAATACCTCACCTAGCGGTGGGGTATTTTTTAAAAGAACCTGCATCCGTGGACCGGCACGTGTTACGTTGGAGTTTACTTGGAGTTAATCTGTCAGAATTCTGACAATGTAACCCGCGTCCATACTTAAATTTATTCCATTGGCATTCCATAAATTTTTCAATAATCTTTCAATCATACTTATAGGAGTTTCTATGTGTACTACTCAATCTCAATTATCCTCATATAATCCTGACGATGAATGGATCGAACTCGAAGGTGACGAAGGCAAGTGTTCTAATTGTTATCACGAAGAAGACTTCCCTCATATTACTATGGTACTACATAAACTATATAACTATACTCTGTGTTTGTACTGTAACAGATAATCTTAACCCACAACAGGAGGCTATATGCTATTCACTAAACTAAATAAACGTCTCGATGACGAGTTCCTTTTAATCTACACCAAACTTAAAACTATCGAACATAAACTCGATACTCTCTTAGCTCGTGTAGAATCTAATAATCCTGAAGATCTTCTATCACCTTCAGAAATTAATATGATGCACTCTTGGCGTAACCAAGCCAAAGCTATGGAATCCGAAGAACCTAATTAATCTCTTCAAATTTATTCCGGCTAACGCTACATAAATTTTTCTTTACTTTTCCTTCTCTAACTTTATATATCTTGTAGTGGCTGTATGAATCCACATAATACAGATACCTGATGTTCCTACATCCTAAGAGAAGCAAAACGAACCTGAGCATGTCGTTAAACTGCTCACGAATTATTTAATCTTAACATCTAGCAAAGGAAGGTACTATCCATGCAGAATTTTGAAGCACGTAATTATCGTATTGATAATGTTGAAATCAATTGGGCTAAGCTAGCTAAGCCTGTAAATCCTTTTGGCACTGAGCAATGGGAAATACAAATAGCTACTACTGATAAAGCTAAAGCTGATGAATGGTCAGCTAATCATTTTAATGTAAAGACTGATAAAGCTGATTCGTCTAAGTATACTGTTTCTCTCAAAAGAAAAGCATACAAAGCTGACGGTTCATCTAACGGTCCAGTCAGAGTTGTTGGTAAAGATACACAACCTATAGCAGATCCTTCAGTAATCGGTAACGGTTCTATTGGTAATGTTATTGTATATC